TAACGTAATCTTTTTTTGTCTATTAAGGTGGAGGCCCCGTGAATAAAGGAACGAGGGGTCTTTAATGTGGGGAAGTAAAGATGGGCCGTGGACCACGGGAAATGGACGTGGAATTGCTCTGGAGGCCACGCGGTGCGGGCTTTGAGGGGCATGGGTCATGGACCACGGGTCAGTTGAAGTGAACGCCCTCTATAGTACCGTATTTTGAGAAAAAAAAGATTTGATTTTATTTTTAATGGAATACGGTACGTTTGACGTAACTGACGTAACCCTTCCCTATCTACGTGGCCTGTAGCGTTACGTCTACCATTACACCTAATTATTATAGGTGTAATGACGTAATGGTTTTACCTAATCTACGGGGTGCGCGCGCGACTTCTTTTTTAGAAAAAAAACTTATTTTTTGTGAGAATACGGTACTATAGAAACGCTTGAAAATAGACAGATCAGCAACCTGCCGGTACAATACCGTTTTTTCAACTTGCGAGACTACAATGACACTCTCTGGCATTACCCCACGGGAGCACACCTTGCTTCGTTGCAATGGCACACATAAACAAACCCGTTATCCATTTAAAGCGATGATCCTTGGCGATTACTTTGTTGTGCATTCAAAAGAGCACGCAAAGCGCATCAACAGCGCGCTGTCGACGTTCTATAAGTCTCGTAATGGCACAGGCAGGCGATTTTCTGTTACGCAGTCAGAAGGCCCTATGTGGACCTGTAGGAGGACAGCATGAGCAGCGAAGGGAAGAAACGCCGAGACATTCTGAACACGTCGCCACTGCGGGGCAGCGCTAAAGAAAGGATTCAAGCACGGCTGAGTGAGCCGGTAGCCCCACTCAAAAATCAGAAGCACATTGTCAGCGCTCAGCAATGGACCTTCATTCAAGAATTCATATCGAACGACGGGCACATTACTCTGACTGAGGCCGCAATACGCGCCGGGTATCCTAAGGATTCGGCAAGCTCGATAGCCTCGGAACTTACGGACCCAAAAAAGAAACCGCACGTCGTCGCAGCCATCCAAGAATATCGAGCACAACTCGCTGAGAAATACGGCACGAACTTCGACCGGCACATGCGCGACATGCAGATGATTCGTGATAAGGCTCTCGAGGCAGGCAACTTCGGCGCAGCAGTTTCTGCTGAATACAGGCGCGGGCAAGCTCTCGGCACCATCTACATCGAGCGTAAAGAAATTAGGCACGGCACCATCGACAGCATGTCGAAAGAGGAGGTCACTCGAAAGCTCGAAGAGATCAAGGCGCTGTACGGCTCACCACCGCAGACCCTGATAGACATCGAGCCTGAGCAGATCGAAGAGATCGAAGAGATCGAAGAGATTTCCCCCGCCAAGACAATGATCGAGGAGATGCGCGATGCCGAGCGGTCCAGAGGCAGCACTGCACAAACGAGTGAAGACAAACCTGCCGGACGCGACGATAGTGCGACTGGAGAACCGGGTGAACCTCGGGATACCGGACTGCCTGATAGCCCTGCCGCCGACCTACTCGATGGTGGAGCTGAAGGTGGTGAAGACCGGCAAGAAAGTGCGCTTGAGTCCGCACCAGATAGCCTTCGCCCTGAAACACGGGACGATGGGGATGCCGACGTACATTCTAGTCCAATGGCACCCGAAGGGGACGACTAAGGCCGCTGAGACGCGCCTGCTGCTGTACCACGGCACGCAGGCTCAAGAGCTGCACGAAAAGGGCGTAGAGACGCCTCCAGTAGCCCAGTGGGCCTTGAATGCAGTCAACTGGAGTGAAATGCGCGCTGAAATAGTAAAAGGACGCCGTATATGAGCCAACCAAGCCCTGTGAGCGCGCCTAGCCTGACCCCTTGCCTACCTACCACTTACAAGAGAACGTGGCCCAGTGGAAACTGGGAAGGGGGCCTCGGCCGCCCCCGCGCGGGGTGCGAGCGGCGCGTTTTTGGCTCTGGGCGCCCAGATGCGTGGACCAAGGCCCGAGGTGCCCGAATCGGGGCAACCACAAGATGTAGTGTTTTGCCGGGTTCGAGGTGCATGGAAATAGCTAAGTGCTTGATTTTAAACGATTCACTATTTCCGGTAATAGGTATTACCGGAAATAGCGGGTCCCTTTTGGCCGTTTTTGGGGGTAGATGAGAATGATTCTCATTTGAGGCGGCGCAGGCCCGGCCCCCCGCCGAGCAAGGGGGTTTAAGCCAGATTTCACACAAATAATTTGGCCCAAAACAAAAATGGACTATGTTCCACGTGGAACATCCTAGCTAACCCACCCCCTTGTTTCTGACAATCAAAAGGGCTATAAATTTTTAGCAAATTTCTACTAAATGGGAATTTTTATGCAACCAGATGTCGAAGACGAACGCTTAAAATTAGAACTCCGCCTAGCCTTGTTAGATGGCCAAGAACGAGCACAGGAGACCTTTATCGGTTTCTCTCAATACGTCTGGCCTGAAGCGATACTCAGCAGCCACCATAAGATTATGGCTGACGCCTTTGACCGAATAGCCAAGGGGACCTTGAAGCGCTTAATCGTGAACATGCCTCCTCGACACACCAAATCAGAATTTGCGTCGTATCTGCTGCCTGCCTACATCATGGGCCGTCGTCCAAGCACCAAGATCATTCAGGCGACACACACCGGCGAGCTTGCTGTCAGATTCGGCCGTAAAGTGCGTAACCTCATGGACCTTGATAAATACAAGGAAGTATTCCCTGACGTTGCCTTGAAGGCTGATAGTAAAGCCGCCGGAAGGTGGGACACGGACAAAGGAGGGGAGTACTTTGCTGTAGGTGTAGGCGGCGCAATGACGGGCCGTGGTGCGGATATGTTGATTATCGATGACCCGCACTCGGAGCAGGACGCGGCGTCGGTGTTAGCTCTGGACAACGCTTGGGACTGGTACACCTCTGGGCCTAGAACGAGATTGCAGCCGGGTGGGGCAATTGTTATCGTCATGACTCGGTGGGGAACCAAGGACCTAACGGCCCGATTACTCAAATCTCAGTCCAATATGAATGCGGACCAATGGGAGGTTATTGAGTTCCCCGCCGTTTTTGATGAAGGCGAAGAGACCGAGCGCGCCCTTTGGCCTAGCTTCTGGGAGCTTGACGAACTCAGGGCGGTCCGCGCTTCTATGTCCATTCAGAAATGGAACGCGATGTACCAACAACGGCCCACGGCTGATGAGGGTGCAATCCTGAAGCGTGAGTGGTGGCAGAAGTGGGAGCACGACCACATGCCGCACATGGAATACCTTATTCAGTCGTATGATACGGCGTACTCGAAGAAGGAGACGGCGGATTTCTCTGTTATCACGACGTGGGCCGTGTTCTTCCCAACGGAGGACTCTGGGCCTAATCTGTTGCTTGTTGACATGCGTAAAGGCCGGTGGGACTTCCCTGACCTAAAGCGTAAGGCGAAGGAGCAGTATGACTACTGGCAGCCGGATAATGTCTTAATCGAGGCCAAGGCGACGGGAATCACGCTCCAACAAGAACTGCGTAGGATGGGCATTCCGGTTACTATGTATAGCCCGGGCGGGCGCCGTGCAGGCCAAGACAAGGTGTCACGAGCAAACTCTGTCGCACCGATTTTTGAGTCCGGCATGGTCTGGGCACCTGAGACGGATTGGGCGGATGAAGTCATCGAGCAGTGTGCGGCGTTCCCTAACGGTGACAACGACGACATGGTGGATAGTACGACGCAGGCGCTGATGCGTTTTCGTGCCGGTAATTTTATCTCTCTGCACAGTGATGAGGATGACGATCCCTCGGAAAATGAAGGGCTTGTCCCTGAGTATTATTAGGCCTAGAATGCGGAATAACTAACCTTATCTGTAGGGCTTTACCTATGCCTAATTATTCCGCTAAAGAAATGCTTCTTAGAATGGCCCACGGAGGCCCAGTACACACCCCGTCAGGTGAGCCTGTTTATGGCAAGGGTGCTACGGCAGCCGATCTTTTGGCAGCGGAACAACGTATCCTTGGTGAGATAGCCGCGAGTCCTGACACATGGGACGTGGCCACTGCTTACAATGCAATTCTTGAAAGCGGCGTTACTGTAGAGGACGCACTAGCCGCAGGCGTGCAGCAGAGCACTATCGACGCGATCTTTACCTCTGGCGCACCACTTCCTGTCACGGCATTCTCTACTCCGTCCACGGTAACCTCTGCATTTGAATCTGCCCCGTATGCAGGCCAGAGCATGGAGCAGATTAGAACCGGCGCGCAGAACTACGTTTCTGGACTCATGGCCGACGGCCTAACGGATGCAGAGCGCCGTGAAGCGCAGGCCGTTGCGACACAGCAGGGTGCAACCTTCCAAGACATGTTAGCGGCGGGCGTGGACCCTAGCATCCTGTTCAACGTGCCTGCTGCGAAAGAGCCGGACGCACCAATTAATGTTGATCCGCAGGCGCCTGTTGTAATTGACAGATTCCCGCAAACGCAAACCGAGTACGTGCCCCCTACAGTCTATCAGCCGATTGCACCTCAGCCAGATATTTATGCGCCGGGCGAGGAAGCGTTGGACCGTGAGTTCAGGGACAGCCCTCCACGGACCGAGGTCACCGAAGATGTGATGGGCACACAGCAGTTAACAGGTTTTGACTACACGCCTGCTGCTAAGTTGCTCTCGGCCACCGGATCAGGGTTCAGCTTTACTCCCCCTTCTGTTACGAGCCGACCTCGTTCGCTGATGGATACCAATACGCTTAATCGTTATACCCAAGGCCGCTCGGCACAGGACCTTCGTCAATTAACCGGCGGCGACCAAGAAAGATACGACCGATACAGCGGCCTTCTGAATAACACTGGAAGCTACGGCGGCGGACTGTCTCGCTCGCAGCTCTATGCGTTGACCCGTCAGCAGGACTCACAGCAAAAAGCAGCGCCAGAAGCAGGAAGCACCACAGGCACTATTAGCGACTACCTCCGGTTAAACGAGGATATCGGAATAGACTACGCTGCAGCTAAAGCGGCGGGCACTATTCCTGCGGGAACCACGCTAGAGGATTTTGGCTTTAATCACTACAACACCTACGGCCGTGCAGAAATAGCGGCAGGCAAGCGGGCACCGTTTACCTTGGGTCCAGAGAAAAAGTACTACTTCAATACCCAATCCGCCACAGGCCAGTTTGGCGAGGGCGACGAAGAGAGCCGCCAGTCTAACTTCACTACTCGAGGCTACGACAATGAGCTACTCGCTAGGGACCTCGGACCGGCAGGGGGCGCAATCATACGACCAGTATTCGCAGAAGGTGGCCTTGTAAAAAAGCCTGAAGGGTTCGCGGACGGTGGTCCTGCGGACTCGATGACGGCTGACGAGCTTACTGCTCAGTTGATGGCGATGGATACTGAAGAGGCTCCGGCCCCTGTCGAAGAACCACGGCCCACGGACCAAGTGCAGACCGAAAGCCAAAGCATGCTCGACAATCTTAATCGTGCAATGTCTCAGGTTACGCAGCCCGTTGTTGCAGCCGCTACGGACATGACTGTTGGCCTTGGTGACTTAGCCCAGATGGGAGTCAAGGCCGCCGCGAATAAAATGGGCATAGAGACTAAGCCGTTTATCCCTGTCGGTGAAAACATAAAGGCAAGCTTAGGGGCGGATAACGTAAGCCCGTTAAACCCTATCTACATGGCTACTCAAATACTGCCTTTTGCAAAACTACAGAAAGCTCTTGCGGCGGGTCCCGCAGCATACAGAGAGGCAATGGCGTACCTTGCCGGAGAAGGCGGCGCGCAGGTAGCTGCCACCCAGTTCCCTGATTCTATGGCCGCGCAGCTTGCGGGGGCGGTAACTGGCGACATGTCGGCTAGGGGTATTTTAGATACGCTAGACGGCCGTAACGTGCGCCGAATAACGGGCGACGAGCCTCCTATTGACGACGGACCTCTCCCAGAGGGCGAGCCGGAGGGCACGGTTTTAGGAATCTCGGATCAAAGCGAATCAGGTAAGATGTTGGAAACGCTTAGGCCTGAGATAACCACTGAAATAGGGGATAGAAAAAGGGTAGGAACTACAGGCCAATATGTAGGAGCACCAGAGGGGGTTAATAATCCCCAAAAATTGGCAGCACTTACAAAATCAATGACCAATTTAACCAAGGAAGGCGAGTTTGGCCGTTTCTGGTACGAGCGCAGTGGTCGCCAGATATTGGATATAACAGGTGGGAATAAAGCAGATGCTGAAAAAATAATCCAAGCCGTTGCAATCACATCAGCTAACACCCCTGTAGCTTCTAATTTTGATTTTGCGGTCCAAGCCTACTACCAGTGGAAAAACGGTCAGCCAATTAAAACAGGCATGTATACGACCGCTATGAGCAAAAAACTGCAAAAAATGTTTGAGGGCGAAGATTGGGCAGGCAGAAAAACAAATAATTTCTACAACAACCTAATGAGAGAAGTAGACCCATCTAAAGTACAGGGAGTCACTACCGACCTTTGGATGATGCGAGCATTTGGTTTTGATAAGGACGCGCCTACGAGCGCGCAATACAGCTTTGTAGAAAACGAGACGAAACGAATAGCAGAAAACCTTGGTTGGGAGCCGCAACAAGTCCAAGCATCCATTTGGGTAGCCCTTAAATCCCGAATGGAAAATCAAGGAGTTAAGGATGCCGTAGAAGCAAAGTCGATTAAAAACGGTTGGATGCATTACGAAACTATAAAAGGCAAAAAAGTAAGGGTTATTGATGACAAAAATAAGCATGCGGCTAACTGGCTAGATCAAGCTTTAAAGTATTCGCCTACTGATGCGGATAGGGCGGCTGCAGGATTTGATTACGCTGATGCGGCTAATAACAACTTGGCCCAGATCAGTTGGGAGACTATCCCTAGCCGAACGAGCGGGCATATGCCTGAGATATTTGAAACCACTCCAGAAATTAAGCAGGACTACCACGTCCAAATGTCGAAAGCGTTTTTGGACGATAATGGTAATGATTTAATTGCCCAACAATTTGAAATATTGTCGCCCGGAGACTTTGAGGCGCCCGGTTACTTTGAAGGGCTTGTAAGTCCCGGCACGCAAACAGAAATAACTGTCCCCAGACAATACGGATTAACACGAAGAACGGATGAAATTAAAAAGCAGGCTAAAGCTAATGCTAGACCAGAAGAGGCAGCGGATCTTGTTGGCCCAAGAGCCGCTGTTTTTGAAAAAGAGACACTAGCGGCTGACCTTAGAAAAGCGACCTACGCCACTGAACCTGCGGCACGAGAATCTATGTTTGCTTATGCCGCCGCTCGTGGAATTCTCCTTAAGCAAGACGGAGTAGGTTTACATCGACCGGCCTTTATCAATGGTTTAAGCAGGCCAAAATCAAATGGCATTGAGATCAACATAGGTAGGCCTTTAACAGCCAGAGAAACTTCTGCCATAGCAAAAGCTGTTGCAGAAGAAGCAGGCCACACGGAGTTTAATCCAATAGGGTCACCTAATGGGGCTAGATTTATTAATTTTGACTACATGGGACTACCCAATGTACAATTCCAAAAATTAGTGAATT